ACTTATGAGCATTATACAAATCTCTAAAATTCAACAAAGGGCTGGTAACCTAGTTGATTTACCACAATTAGACGAAGCAGAAATCGGTTTTGCCAGTGATGCAAAAAGAGTCTTCATTGGTAAAACAACTAGTGGATTAGAAAATATAGAAGTTTTAACTTCATACTCTGATATTACATTCAGTCAAATCGACGGATCAGTCGGCAACTTAAACATATCAAATAGTACAGTCGCAAACGGACAAGTTTTAGCATTTGACGGTACTAACTGGGTCAACAGAGGTGGAGACGCCGGAGGATTAGTTGACTTAGGTGAGATTAGCAATGTTCAAATAGACGGTGGTTCAATTGGTTATACAATAGAAACAGATGGTTTAGGTAATTTATCTTGGACACCTAAAGGAACAATTACAGCATACATCGAAAATGCAACTCAAGCAAACCCTGTAGAAATCACATCAACAGCAGAAAACTTTTTAACATCAGGACAAGAAGTTACAATCACTGGCGCAGTTGGCATGACTGATTTGAATGGTGGTACATATTATGCTAATGTTTTAACAGCAAATACATTTTCATTATACTCTGATACTTCATTAACAACACCAGTTAACGGGACAGGATTTAATGCTTACTCTTACACTAACGCAGACTCATCAACTATAGCAACTAACCAAATCACTGTTGGTGATTCTTCTGTATTTGCATTAAATATTCCTGTCAGATTTACAGGAAATGTAGACGGTAGTGAATTAAATATAGCAAATACATATTACGTTAACAGTAAGCCAGGCGGTACAACGATTACAGTTTCAGATTCTGTATATGCAAACGGCGTAGCAGGACCAATCAAAGCATTAACAACTGCAACCTTTTCAGCATCATATGTATATGGTGTAGGTGGTAGAGCAGTAGCATCAGTAGGTGGCGGAACAGGTGGATCAGCGGCCCAAGGTAGTAACACAAGTGTACAATATAATAACTCAGGTGTTATTGATGGTGATGGAGATTTTACTTGGGACTTTAGTGCAGGTAAAACTTTAACTGTTAATGGTAATGCAAATGTAGGAAATTTAAATGCAACTGGATCAGTCACATCATCCAGACTATTTTCAAACGTAGCAACGGGTACGACACCTATTGTCGTAGACTCTACAACACGTGTAGCAAATTTAAATGTTGATTATGCTAACGTAGCAGACAACAGTGTAGTAGGTAATCTTACTACAGGAAATTATTTCCCAGCATTAGTATCTACTTCTGCAACAGGTAATAAACCACTCAACGTCAGTGGTAGTTATACATTTGATACTGCGAATGCAAAATTCGTATCAGGCAATGTTGAAGCAACTTATGATGTGTCAGGATCGACTCTTACGGGTCCATTAACAACAGCCGCACAACCAAATGTCACTAGTGTTGGTACACTTACAAGTTTAGAAGTATCAGGAGACATTACTCCAGATGCAAACGTTTCTTATGACTTAGGAAACAACACAAATAGATTTAAAGATTTATATCTATCAGGATCGTCTATCACATTAGGCTTCCAAGAAATTACATCAAATGCAACTCACACAACATTTACTAACAGAGTAGCCGCAGATCAATTTATCGGTAACGTTGTTGGTATACTTCAAGGAGATGCAGGCAATGTTTCTAATGTTCAAGGGGCAAACGTTGCAGGTCAAGTTAACTTTGCCGCGACTGCTAATGCAGTTGCTGGCGCAAATGTATCAGGTACTGTAGCATTAGCATCAGTAGCCGGTACAGTTTCAGGCGCCGCACAAGCCAACATTACATCTGTTGGTACACTATCATCATTAACTGTTTCTGCAAATGTTAGTGCAGGAAATGTTAATGCAACAGGAAAAGTATTTGCTCCAACAATAGAAGGTACGGAAGTTGTTACAGGAACTGGTGGTCTTTCAATGCCATCTGGAGGTAACATTGCAGGTAATGGAAGTGTTAATCTTACTGGTATTGCAAATATTGCCGGAACCGGCTCCATAAGTGGATTTGGCATAAGTGCAAGTTCAGTAGACACAACAACGATTACAGCAACAGCACTTACATCAGGTGCAAACACTACAGCAGGTTCAATAACAGGTAACTGGTCATTGACTGCAGGATCTAAATTAGAAGCAACATATGCTGACTTGGCTGAGTATTATAACGGTGAAGAAGTATATGAACCAGGTACTGTTGTATGTTTTGGTGGTAGTAAAGAAGTTCATGTTTCTGATGAAAAAGGTAGTAGACGAGTAGCAGGTATAGTATCAACTAATCCAGCATATGTAATGAATTCAGAGTGTCCAGGCATTCCAGTTGCTGTCGCATTACAAGGTAGAGTACCATGTAAAGTAACAGGCTCATGTCAGAAAGGTGATGTTATGGTAAGTGATGGTCAAGGTGGTGCAACTGCTTGGTATCATGTTGCTACAATAATGCATCCTGGCATGACTTTAGGTAAGGCTATCGAAGACAAAACTAATAATGAATTGTCTATTCTTGAGGTAGCAGTCGGTCGTCTGTAACCCACGATTTTACGCAAAAACTATAAATACATATGATTGTTCTCGTTTGTCGAGTTCGATAAACAATCTCATGCGGTGCTTATTCCCACCGAACGTGTGACCTAGAACGTCAAACTATATTATAGGAGAAAATAAAATGGCGAATAGATTAAAAATAGCAAAGGTAGCAGCCAAACCTGTCTTATCAGACACGACTGCGACCACAAACGTCATCACAGTAGATTCTACTACTGGATTGACACAAGGTGACAGATTTATCCCTGCTACAACAGTAGGCGGTTTAACTGGCGGAACAACTTATTTCGTAAATGAAGTGCTTGATGGTACTACATTTACTGCATTAGTATCTGACCCTTCAGTACAACCTCAAGTCTCTCCAACATTAACAACAACAACAGGCGGTAGTGTAATTCTATCTGTTAACACAGTTAACACAGGTTATCCTAACCCTGCAGGTTATGGTATCGTAGGTGGAGACACTGCGATCTATGGCGATCAGTGTTTAGTTGCAGTAGCAATTGGATCAGCAGGTACTGGAAATATTTGGGTAGACACAGGTTCAGATCAAATGTACGGTGGTGCAACTGGTGACTTTGATAACTTATTAAACGTAGGTGATTCAATCGCAGTTAACGCACCAACTGATCAAGGTGATAGAACTATCTCTCAAGTTCAACTTGGTTTTGTAGCAAGTATTGCTGTCGTAGACGTTGCAGTTGCTAACACACAAGCAACAGGTAACATCGTCGGCGCATCAGGTACTGCTACTAATTTAGTTGCAGATAAGCCTATTCACTTCTCAGCAAACATTGGTGGATTAGTTGCAGGACAAACATATTTTGTTAAGAACATTGCTAACGCATCTGCTTATACAGTATCAGCAAGTCAATTAGTTGACGGTACAGCAGGTCCTGAAGTTGACTTATCAAGTGAAACATCAGCAGTTACATCTACACAAGAAGTTGCTGTTTTAGATGCGGCAATCTCAAGTGCTACAGTTCAGGATGAAGCATTCATTCAAGCAACTGACGGTGCAGGATTCATTGTAAGACAAAAAGGTAAATTCAAGTACCTATGTTCAGATGCATCAGGTAATCAAGCAATTTGTACTACAAGTAATCTAGCAAATGCGGCTTTGACAGCAAACACATTTAGTTTACTATCAACAGATAACACAGCGGCAACAGAAGAACTATTGTCATTCAGTGATCACACTGGTACAGAGTTCGGTTCAGATTCTACATTAGCAAACGGTACTCCAGTATTCACTACATTCGGATCAGCAGAAGCGGCTGACCCGTCAAACGGTGTTCCTTACGCAGTAGTTACAGTTAACAAGGCGTAATCGGAGAACTTAAATGGCACAGAGTAACGCACAAAAGCAATTACAACAGTATGATACTGATATTGCTGTTCTCAAAGTGGAATTTAAAAACTTAGATGAAAAGTTCGATACTGCATTGAAAGATGTTAAGGCAGATATTAAAACTAATACTGACTTAATTAAAGAGGGCAATGCATCTACACATAAAATGTTGATTGACTTTCAAAAGTCTAATCAGGAGTCACATGATATGATGGCGACTAAGATTACAGCATTGGAACGTTGGAGATGGATGCTTATTGGTGCAGGTATGGTAGCAGGAACATTAGGATACTCAGTCATTGAGTTCTGGATGTCTCACTAAATCTAACTTTTTAAGAAGGGGTGCTAGTCACCCTTTCTTTTTGGGTATACACCCTCAGACCTCGTAAATCGCCCTGTAATGAACCCTCTTGAAAAGTGACTCTACATACGAATGATCTGTATAAGGTGTCTGAAATCGTCTCTGAGGGGGTTAAATTAGAGATTCTTAAGACTTGCTAACTTCTCTACAACATTATCAATGTTAATTGTAGAAAATAACCCAGGATGTAACGGTTTAGGATATCTGTCTTCACCTACCCAAGCATACCCACAATGCTCGTCATTAAGAATTGGGGGAAATTCTTCATCTACTTCACAAAAGAATGTGTGATATGCAAAAGTATTGTTGACAAATTTTTGAATAGGAACTAATTTAAAATCATCTTCCCAATATGCAATTTCTTCCATGCACTCTCGTTTTAATCCAGCAAGTAAGGTTTCATTTTTTTCAATCTTTCCACCTGGTATAGACCATGTTGGATTTTTACCTTCGTTGCGTAGAAGATAAAGTGATCGTCTAGTAGATTTGCTGTAAAAGAATATACCAGCAGATTGATTTATAATGATTGCCATACAGTTATTTAGTGAGTGACAGGGTCTCCCTTAAATAACTATACTATAATCACCTTCATTATAATAACCTTCATAAGACTTCATCCATTGTGCAGGCAAACCAGGCTGAACTGAATCAGCGGGAGTCTCTGCCCAACGATATTGAATTTCTGTAGTCAAGTTAGTTACATACTCAAGACCTGTTGCATTAACATTTGAATCAAATGCAACAAACCATTGCATTAAGTCTGCATTAAACTGTACAATGTCATTTGCTTTTGCTTCTACAACAGTATAAACTGTTCCTGTTCCTTCAGGTTGAACATTGTTCATTGTAAATTTTGTACCTACATTGTTATCTGGAGCACCATAGAATCTAAAGTCAGTTGTACCTATACTAGCAATTTGATATAATGTACCAGGGGTCATTGTAGTTGCACTTTGAGTTTCTGGCAACACTGATTTACCTGTTTGACTTCCTAATATTGTTCCCCATGATTCAGTATGAGATCCGATGTCTTGTGTTAGTAGATATCTGACATTAGGAATAGGTCCCGGTAGTCCGTTATTTGGTCCTGATACTTGAGGATTAATAACAGATGTAACAGGGTCTAATGTATTTTGGGGTAATGTATCTTCATCAACGTTAAAGATTAGATAACGATCATCAAGAGGATCGACTACAATTGTACCTACAATTTCTGTGTCCATGTATGGATTATCTAACCATACTTGTGAGATACCTGCACGATATGCACCGTACATATTTAAAATTGATGTCCAATAGATATCAGTATCCGGATTAATTGGTTTGTCTAATGAGAAGTTTGATGGATTATCTACTTCATTCTGGGGCAACAGTTGTAATGAGTTACCAACAAATAATACTTGATAACCATACGGCGATATCTTTTGTCTTGTACCTAATAACAAGTCATCATCTTTCATATCTTCTTGTGTTTTACCATCAAAGATAGAAGTAATAATCTTATTAATAACACCATACTTTTTAAGTTTAGAAGATGTTGTCAACCACATAGGTAAGTAAAATTTCCATGACATAACATCAATAGGATTACCTGTTCCTTGTGGTATAGTACGAGATGAGAACGTCAGTCCATCCTGATATACAACTGTTAAAGATGTCCAGTCAATAAAGTTATCAGTGTTTTGAATTTCTAATGATGGATTGAATAGT